TCACCTTTAATCAGCAAAATAGTATCTTGTGTCGTGCTATCTGCATCGACTACCACTGGCTTAAACCGTATCATAATAAAGCTGTCATCCCACTCGTAAGGACCATACGACTCTAAGTCTGCTACCGTCTTATTCTGAAACTCTGGTTGGTGCACAATCTGTAGTGCTGCTAACAACGTACCCTTAGATGTTGATACACGCTCTGTCACCTTTGTTATTGCTTCACTCATTTTACGTCCCTGTTATAAATATAGTTGTGCCGTCAGTAGAAATACCTTGTGCATTACTCACTCCATGCGTCCACGATTTTACTTGATGCAATAACTTCGATTGGCTATTTACCTGCCACATGTGTACCTCAGTAGCTGTCAGACCATAAAACACCTGACCATCATAGGTCATGTCTCTGTAATCCACGTTAGTTAAAGGGCTTACAGAATACTGTGCAACCCTGCTACCAGCACCGCTAGGTTCTATCTGATAAGCACGAACTGCCATTATTTGCCTCCTCCCCCATCTACAGGGTCTAATGGTGTAATTAGCCCATCGTTAAATAATGCCCATATATAATAACCATCATACTCAACTGCATAAGGAGTCTGCAAACTACTCGTATTTATCCCTACTGCTGTTAATGTCTTAGTATTTTGACCATCAATAGTACGCTCAATAATTCTCCAAAACGTACCAACAATCTTCCAACAATAGAATCTATCGGCTGCACAGTCTTCAGCATCATTAAATGCGATACCTCTATATTGTCCTGATTGAACGTAGCCTTTTGCGAATGTTGCTTTGTCAGAATCGTAGTAATGCAAAAGATGTCTACCAGTGTTATTTAGTACCCAAAGATGCTCGTTGCCTAAGATGTCAAAGTCTCCTAGCAACGCAATACCGCTAACAGCATTTACGCGCGTACCATCTTTAGTAAAGCTGTATAGAGTAGGCATTAGTTTCTCAAATACAAATTCGCATTTGCTATAGTAAAGGTATTAGTTGCACTCGTGCCTGTAGCTCGCACAAAAACACGCACAAAGGCATAACAAATTGGAAACACCAAACACCTGCTAATGCCAGATACCCCCACTGCCGTATCATCATATACCCAACTGCTTAATGGCCCATTCGTATGCTTTGCATAGTTAGTGCCATCTAAACTACATTCAACCTCAAAAGTAATGTCAGTTGGTGTGTTTGCTTTTGTCAACGTAAAGCTAACTGCTGCTTCTTTGTATCCAGAACAGTCAATGCTTGCAGATGTCGCTGTCGTGGTCACGTTGTTATATGTGGTGTTGATAGCAGTTAAGGCAGTATTAAGGCTTTGTGTCTTCGTATAAAGATGTCCACTTGTATCAACAGTTAAGTATCTAGCATTTGCCTTTGTGTTGTTTGTACTTGCAGGAAATACATACTGCTCACCAGCAGCAGTGTAGCTAACGAAGTTAAAACTCGCATCAGGTGTTAGTGCTACTTGATAAACTACACCCCCAGACTCAAACAAAGTTGGCTGCTTTTGTGCGCCCGATAAAAGCTCTTTACTTGCTATAGGCATTACATTACCAGCGAGAGCTGCACCTGCTGCGGTATTGCCCTGCACCTGCTGTGCACTAGCTCCAGTGTTGTTTACCTTCGTGTTTAATGTGCTAAGTGTTGCCTCTGTTGCTGCACCTGTGGGTAACGATACAGTTCCAGATATATTGTTTATGTTCCACGTTCCGCTTTGTGTAGCTGCTACAGTTCCATCAACAGTTATCGAGCCACCGTTATCAGAAATAGGTACTGCGCTTTGGTCACTGGCAATAACAACAGGAAAGCTATTTGCCATTACCTCCTGTCCAGCTACATCTCCAATGTCACCAATAGCAGTTAAAATACTACCACTCGGTGTTACCTTCACATTGTAGTACGTGCCACCACCACTAGAACTTCTACCAGCAATAACACTTCTATTTAAGGTCGCTAACGTGTCATCAGTTAGTGCAGTAGTAATCTTCTCTAAACTCGTGGTCGTGCCACCTGCTACACACGCAGTGTAAAGTATTAGGTTCGTAGCATCTGCGCTTGTCTTAGTAACTTGTATGGTAATAGGTAAATTAGGACTAAGAATAGAAGGGTCTAATTGCAGGTTTGGAAACCTTAGCGTATGAAATACAACCCAACTACCATCAGGGCTAAACACTTCATACTGTACAGGTGCACTACCTAACCAAGCCCACCTAATCCTAAACAGATTGCTCTTTGTAAAGTCTATAGCTTCAGGTGTACCTGCTCTCGTAAACGCACTACCACTACTGCCATCTAGTGGGTCACCGTTGAAAGATGCATACGCTACACCAGTATCACTGCCACCACTACGCCTTGTAGCATTAAACGTTAGCCCCTCATACCCAATGAAGAAACCATTGTTCGCATCAAACAACCCAATACGCTGCACACTGTTAGCACTCGTCGGTGTAGTAAAGGCTGCTGTGAACTTAACGTACTGCTCATTGCCAGGTCGATACTTAACAGTCTGTATACTAACGCCACTTACTTGTGCAGTTGCACTAGTGCCACTAGCGTACAAAGCATGACCGTTAGATATAGTAGCACTTGCACCTCCGGTTGCACTGTTATTAATTACATCAGTATCAAAAGAAGTATCAAAAGCTAACTCAACTTGGTTTGTTCTTGTGCCTATATTTGTAACACCAAGTATGTCTGCACTTGCTGCACCGCTTGCTGTGTTATTTGCTATTTGTTGTAGAGTTGCTTGTGTTGCAAAGTCAGGAACAGATAAGTCTTCAGCACCAGCACCACCGTAATCAATAACGACTACTTGTGATTGTTCTCCACCTTTCTCGACACTCCGTACAGGAATGTCAGGATTTGAACTGGTAGGAGCATTGGATACTGTAACGTTATCTGCCACTGTTAATCCTCATCCTCTACAGACTCAATCTCAAAGTTTGTATTACCTTCTTCATCTGTTTCCATCTTACCAATTTTCTTAGCTGCTTTTGGTATGATGTTGTTAATGACAATCGGCTGTTGCTCTGTTCTTGGCGTAGTAACCTCTGTCACCATTTGCTGCTGCGTCTGCATTGCAAGCCGTATCTTTTCTAGCTCTTGCTCTTGATTAAGTCTACGTTCTTCTAACAACTTCTCTGACTCTTTCATCCTTACGGCCATGTTCTCAAGTTCGAGCCTCTGTAGATCAATGAGTTGTTCCACACGCTGTGCTTCACGCTTGGCTTCAGTTGAGTCAACTTTAACTGCTGTCTCTGCTTGGATTCTTGCAGTCTCAAGCTGTATCTTTTGTTGCTCAAGCTGCAACTTTTGTGCATCGACTTGTGCTTTTTGGGAGGCGAGGAATTCATCTACGCTTGCCTTTTTGTATGCTATTTCTACTTCTGATTGTGCTTGCATCATACGAGACTGTGCATCTGCTTGTGCCATGTACATCTTCTGGTTTGACTCATTTGCTTCCATCTGGATGCGAGTCATCTCAGTTTGGTACTTCATCTGTGATGCTTCACGCTGTTGCTCTACTTGCATTGCAAGTGGGTCAGGTGGAGCTTGCTGCGCTTGCTGTTGCTTCATGTCTACCAATGCTTTCATATCAAACAATGCTTTCTGATAGAGACCATCAAGTTCTTTGCCACCCTTAAACCGTCTAACTAGGTTCTGCATGAGCTCCATAGCAAACATGTTTAATGATGGGTATTCGGTAATCATTGCTCCCATCTGTTGGAAAAACTGACCTGTAGTAGTAAGAAGGTCGAGACCATCTTGCTTCTCTTGTGCTTGGTCGAGTGCAACCATCGAATCAGTAGCAATGTCTATTCTGTAAACTCGCTCTTCTGTATTTTGGATTGCTTGTAGGATTGATTGCTTTATCCCATCTGCTGCCATCATAGGAGCCTGTGGGTTTTCAGGTGTAGGCTCTGGTAGGTATGGTCTAATGAGCGAATCAATATCTGCACACTCGAACAATGTCTCTGGTGAGAACTGTTCTGCTATGATAGTGCCGAGTTTGTTTACTGCATCACTTACGAACTTTGCAAATTGATTTTGCCGAACAATGAGACCAAGGCTAGACCACTGGTTCTCTAATCTGTTTGCAGTTGCAGTCTTGTATTGTGCGCTTGCACCTCTAAGAAGGTCAGAGACTTTTAGTGTTTCATATAGCTGCGCAAGTGCTTCTGAACGTGCGCCTT